CTGAAGGCAGCACGCAACCGCACCGAGGCATACGACTCTGTAATGAAGCACTACGGACAGCAGCTTACTGAGGCGCAGAAGAGCGCCCTTAAGAAGTTCGTACGATGAACATCTCACAGCAACTGCAAGACAGGTACGGCAAACCGCACCTCTCCTACTCAAGCATCAAGCAGGCACTTGATGACATCGCTCGCTTCGACTCTTACATGAAGAACGAGATTGTCTACAAGTCTGATGCCCTTGACTTCGGAACCATGTACGACATGCTGTTATTTGAGCGTGAGAAGGCGATGAATACCTACGTCATCCTTGACCACGAGGCAGTTCTTGAGCGGTGTTCATCTAAAACTCAAGAGACCAAGAGCCCTTCAGCCACCAACGAATACAAGGAGGTGAAGGCAGCTATGGTTGAGGAGTATGCTCTGAAAGGCAAGACGATTTGCAATCCTGATGACTGGAAGAAGGCAAACGAGATGATTGAGCGCCTTGACTCCTGCAAGATTCTCGACAGCTACTTCAACGGAGACTACCAAGTCCCCATCTACCAAGAGATTGACGGAGTACTCATCAAAGGATTCATCGACTGCCTCTCGTCAGATATGGTGGTTGACAGCAAGTCTACTCGCAGTGTAGACGGGTTTCGTTACGATGTCAACAAGCTGAGCTACGACATCCAAGCGTACCTGTACACGAAGGCCACTGGAATTAAAACCTTCTACTGGGTTGCACAGGAGAAAGAATATCCGTACCTTCCCGCTGTAGTTAAATGCTCTGAAGAAACGCTGTTCAAGGGCGAGATGAAGTTCAAGTCCGCCCTCTCACGCATCAAGCAGTTTGTCACAAAAGACACAGACCCTAAATCAGATTTCCTGTACTATGAAGTCTAAGGCAAAAGATATTTTTGAGAACTTGCTCATCGTAGCAGTCCTCGCAACTGTCCACATCTTAATCACCAATTTCCTTTACTCATGAGCAATGAGAAGAATTACGACAGCGTCCTGATGGGATTCGCTGACGAACCGAAGTTTGACAACGGTCAACTTCAAAGCTGGCGCGTAAAGCTCCGCGACTTTGAAATCAAAGAAATCCTCGACCGCTACCTTGCGAAAAGCAAAGACGGGAAAGGGCAGGCCTACATCACGCTCTTTATGAGCAAGGGAGGCAAGCCGTTCGCACGGGTGTACAACCCCAACAGCGAGTCCGCAAAGGAGTACCGAGAAAAGAATCCGCCTAAGAATGAATCAACACAGGTGGAAAACGACCTGCCATTCTAAGGCACTCGGCCTTGTGTGTGTGATTGAATGGGGGTTGGGGGACATTGAGTTCCTCAGCCCCTCTTCTTTCAAAGCCAAGGGCAAGGACAGGAAGCACACATTCCATGCAATAATCCAGTCGCATTACAACACTATGGTTGACATACCTCAGTTTGACGAAGAGTTCTTGGTGATGCTAATCGACAACAAAGAGGGGGACAACCTCATACTGCTTACACAAAACGATTGTGTAGATGTAAAGGGAACGTCTGTAGACTTTCACTGGTTGGCTCCGCGAATCAAAAAGAAGTTCCATGTCACAGCAACCCCTTCCGATATACTATCTTGAGATGACTGTGATGTACAATCACGGGAAATCTAAAAGAGAGAAAGACGTGTGGTGCATTAGCAACTCAGATGACGTGATGGACATCATGGACGATAGACACGCAATGAGCACCATAGAGAGGCAGTTGTATGCCGCTGGTTCAAAGACAGAGCGAAAAGTAACAATCAAAAAAATACACCTATGCAAATTTATGGGGATGCAGAACAGGGGGTTGAACTCGTAAACAGCCCCGCTCACTACAACTCTTTTGAGAAAGAGACGTGGGAGATGATGATTGACATTTGGGGCGAGGAGAAGTTCGTCGCTTTCTGTGAGATGAATGCCTTCAAGTACAAGATGCGGGCAGGAACCAAGCCCAACGAAAGCATCACAAGGGACTTGCAGAAGGCGGATTGGTATCTCAAGAAGGCCAAAGAGTACAGGAAATGAAAGTAACCCTATACAGGTCTATCCACGAAACGGATAAGCCGTACCACATTGGGATGGAGCAGGCGCTCGACAGAATCCAGAATGGCAAGTCCAAGGATACCATCGAGCGGTTTAGGGACACACGGGAGAGGGAGGACAAGATGTCTCTGCCCATCGTGCTGTGGAGTGGCACGTTTAACAAGCGTGCCGACAGCGAACTGGTGGAGCATAGCGGGTTTATAGTTCTTGACTTCGACCACATCGACATCGAACAGGGCAAAACCCAGGTTGGTTCAGACCAATACGTCAGGGCGTGCTGGGTGTCGCCTTCTGGAGACGGACTCAAGGCGCTTGTAAAGGTCAGCAACCCAGAACGCCACAGAGACCATTTCCGCGCTATAAAGGCCTACTTCAGCAAGACCTATGGCCTGGAAGTCGATGAGACAGGAATCAACGAGTCAAGGGCCTGCTTTGAGTCGTACGACCCAGACATCATCATCAAGGACACGAGCGACTCTTTTGGCGGCCTTATCACCAAGAAGAGCGAGGAACAGGCTCCCGTACAGCAGTACCTGTTTACGGACTACATGAAGCTCAACCTCGCTGCGCGTATGATTCGTCAGGCGCAGGATGGGGAGAAGCACGCCACGCTGCTCAAGGCTGCACGCCTATGCGGTGGATACGTCTCTGCTGGACGCATGGAGGAAGAGGAGGCAGTTCGTGTGCTCTTTAGGGAGATATGCAAGCGGGACATCGACTCCGAGGAACATGCCATGTCCACCATCAGGTCTGGAATGGAAGACGGGAAGAACTCTCCACTGCGCGACATCATCAGCGACGAGCGGTCAGCCACACGGGAGCTGCTCATCAATGACGGAGACATGTCGTTCATCTCCTCAGACGACTCTGACTATCGGATGATTGACGACTTCGTAAACGGGAAGATTCAGGTTGGACTGGACACAGGGGACGAAGAGTTGGACAAGTTCTTTCGCTACAAGCGTGAGTTCGTTATTATCAACGGGCACAGCAACGTAGGCAAGACCACGATGGCGCTGTACCTGATGGTAAACTCCAGCCGCAGGCACGGATGGAAGTGGGTGGTGTATTCGTCTGAGAACAGCACATGGTCGCTGAAGATGACCCTGATGGAGTTTGCCACGTCTATGCCCATCAAGACGCAGAACTTCATGCAGCGCAAGGAGGCGTACCGCTGGGTCAACGAGCACTTCACTATCATCAACAACAACCAAGTCTACAGCTATTCTGACATCATCCTGTTCATGGAGAAAGTCAAGCGAATCCAGAACATCGACGCCATCTTTGTAGACCCCTACAACAGCCTCAAGATTGACCTGAAGAACTCTAACATCGGGGTGCATGACTACCACTACGAAGCAGCTTCTGAGTTCCTCACATACAGCACAGCAAACAACGTAGCCGTATGGCTCAATATGCACGCTGTAACCGAAGCGCAGCGCAGGAAAGGTGATGATGGATTGCCCATCGCCCCATACGCAGAGGACACCGAGGGCGGAGGTAAGTTCGTAAACAGGGCAGACTGCTTCATTACCATCCACAGGAAGGTGCAGGCACCTGATTTACAGACACGCAGGCTTACGGAGATTCACGTACGAAAGGTCAGGGAGGTAAAGACGGGAGGACAGCCCACAGGACTCGACGAGCCAGTCAACTACGTAATGAATCCAACTATGACTGGGTTTCGTTCAGTAAGGACTGGTAATGAGTTGTTTGAGCCTATAGGCCTTGATTTTACTAGGTATCAGGTGTTCAATGAGTAAAAGTATTGCATATCTTTACGTGCTATGTACAGAAGAAAAGGGTCGGGAACCGCCCCTCGTGCAGGCGCAAGGAAGAAAAACCTCGGCAAGTACAAGTCTCTACTAGAGAAGTATTGTGCTGAGAGACTTCAGCAAGAAAACCTAGAGTTCGCCTACGAGGGCAAGGAGTACATCCTTCAGGAGTCGTTTCACTACAATGGAGTTTACTATAAGATGACGAAGGGGAGTAAGGACCTCATCAAGAAGTCCAACTCCCACGTCCTCCCCATCAAGTACACGCCAGACTTCGTTGGTATAAACTACAACTTTGTTATAGAAACAAAGGGATTTATACATGAACAACACACTTTCCAGCTCAGATGGAAGATGTATTTAGACTACCTTTGCAAGAGTGGAGAGCCTCTCCCTGCGCTGTTTCTGCCAAAGAACAAGCAGCAGGTGGATGAGACGATAAACATAATTCTAGATTTAATTGCAGATGGACAAATTGAAACTATCGGAGATGTACGCCATAGCCACCACAAGAGTGGCCGAGGCAACCACAGCTCTGTACGAAAGCCTTCACAACGAAAAGGGAGAGCCTTTAACGATGAAGGGACAGATAGCGGACAGGATTTCTAGCTATCAGAAAGAGGTGATGATTGAGCTAGACCTCATCAAACAGTCCTCTCTTGAGTTCAGGACGAAATAAGTTCCTAGCCGCTAATAGCGTAGGAGCACAAGGGGAACTTATGTGGGCAGAACATCTTGCGTCCAAAGGACATGAGGTAGTTTTCTCTGAGCCAAAAATGGTATACTGGGACATCAAAGATTCGCTTGGGAACTATTATGAGGTGAAGCTGGATGAGAAAGCCCTGTACTACGCAAGGAAGCAGAACAGACCACCGAATATGTTCATGGAGTACTGGAGCACGAAAAGGAACGAGGCCTGCGGAGTTATGGTACTTGAGGTCAACTATTTTGTCTATATAGTGAAGCAGTTGGATAAGTGCTTTATGGCGTATGTGTTTGATTATGAGCCAATGAAGGAGCACCTAATCAAAACTGAGTATAAATCTAGAGACAATAGTGCTACGGGGGACAATAACGCGCTAGGATGGCTCGTTCCTATACATGAGATAACAAATTCGCCTGACTCAGGATACCTGAAGTCTGTCATTTTGTAGTATCTTGCAAGCCGTTTCCTTCTAAAAAACAAACCATGTTAAACACAGATTCTCACTCCATTCCATGGGGTGAAGTAGGCTACCCCGTCTTCAAACGGACCTACGCAAGACCAGTCGGAGAGCGCACTGAAGAGTGGCCAGAAACCGTCGAACGAGTCATCAAAGCATGCAACGAGCAGCTTGGTTGCGACTTCAACGAGGCTGAACAGCAGGACGTGCGCGACATCATGTTGAACCTCAAAGGCACAGTGGCTGGCAGGTTCCTTTGGCAGCTTGGCACAGAGACAGTAGACAAACTTGGGCTGCCGTCTTTGCAGAACTGCGCCTTCGTAGTTGTAGACGAAGAGATTCGCCCGTTCACCTGGGCCTTTGAGATGCTTATGCTTGGTAGCGGGGTTGGATTCAATATCCAAAAGCACAACGTAGACTACTTGGCAAGCCCATACAAAAACGTAGAGATTAAGCGGCTGGACCAAAACGATGCTGACTTCATTGTACCAGACAGCAGAGAAGGGTGGGTTCAGCTGCTTAAGAAGGTGCTAGAGGCTTCGTTTGTCACTGGCAAGGGGTTTACATTCGCCACGCATCTGATTCGCTCCAAGGGCTCTCCTATCAAAGGATTCGGGGGTGTGGCTAGTGGCCCAGAAGACCTCGTATGGGGCATGATGGAGATTAACAAGCTGCTGAACGGAAAGAATGGTGAGTACCTGACTCCCACAGACTGCCTAGACATCATGAACATCATCGGCAGAATCGTGGTGGCTGGTAACGTAAGACGCTCGGCACAGATTGCTATCGGAGATGCTGACGACATCGAGTACCTGCGTGCAAAGCGTTGGGACCTTGGAAACATCCCGAACTGGAGGGCCATGT